GGCGAGCAGCTGCCGATCTACCGCACGGATTTGTCAGTAGAAATCACCTTCACAGAGACGTAGGAGCCACCATGGCAATCGACATCGGGCAGGGCACGTTTGTGGGATTCGGCACGGCCCTGCACACCGCCACGGGCTACAAGATCACGGGAGTGAACCACGGCGGGATCTCGCGTGCGGTGGCTGACGCCACACACATGCAGAGCACCGCCAAGGAGTTCATCGGCTCGGCCATCTACGACCCCGGTGAAATCTCCGTCGAAGTGCTTTTCGACCCGGCGATCAAGCCGACCGCTGACCTGGCCAACGTCGCCACGAATCAGGTGGTCAACGTCTACTGGGCCAGCGGCGGCACGACCACGACGCTGTGGAGTGCGTTCGGCTACGCCACGGGCTTTGAGGCCGGGGCGCAGATGGAAGACATGAACAGCGGCACGCTCACCATCAAGCTGAGCGGCACGCTGTAGTAGCAACAGGAGGCGCGGACTGTGGCTGTTACTCGTGACCAGATCAAGGCCAAGCGTGGCGTTCGCCAGCGTGTGCCTGTCGAGGTGCCTGAGCTCGGGACGGTCTACGTCGCCAAGTTCTCGGCCAAGGACCGGGACCGCTTCGAGCAGATGGTGACGGGCGGCAAGGTGGGCGGCAGCGTCAACCTTGAGAACGTCCGTGCCCGATTCGTCACGCTCGTATGCGTGAACGAAGACGGAACCAGAATGTTTGACGACTCGGACTCGGAGTGGATTGGCGAGCTCGACACGGACATCGTCCAGGCCATCGTCGATGCCGGGTTCAAGCTCAACGGCATCGGCGCCAACGCAGTGGAGGAGGCGGCGGGAAAATAGAACGGTCGCCGGTGCTGGCGTTCCTGTACCGGCTGGCCCTGAAGCTAGGACACTGGAACGTCGAAGGGCCAGACGGGCTGGCGGAAGTCATGCCTGTCGATCAGCTCTACGGCTGGATGGGCTACTACCTGCTCGAGCCGTGGGGCGATGAGTGGCTGAGAGACGCGGTGCAGATCGCCCAGAGATACAACGCCAATCGCAAGAAGAACAGCCCGCACAAGAAGCCCGACGACATGATGCCGGTGCCGAAGAGGGCACAAACGCCAGAGCAGATCCTGAACATCCTGAACGCGATCCCGCGGTGAGTCATGGCCAACAACTTCGGTCGCGTCAACGTCAGCATCACGGCCAGCACTGGCGGGCTGGCGGCCGGGCTCGCGTCCGCCGGCAAGCAACTGGCCGGGTTTCGTCAGGCTGCGTCTGATTCAACTGGCACGTTCGCAGCGTTGAACGGTTCGGCCAGCGAGTCCGGCATATTCTTCACGGACCTGTCTGGCTTGTTCGGCAGCCTTGGGGCCACCTTGCTCGGCATGGGCAAGTCTGCCGGTGCTGCTGCCATCGGCGTCAGGGTTCTCGGCGCTGCGTTCAAGACGCTGCTGCTTCCGCTCGGAATCATTGCCGCCGTCGTCGCGCCGTTTAAGGCAATCGCCGATGCGGCCAGCAACCTTGACGATGCTGGCAAGTCCGCGGAGCGACTCGGGCTGTCTGTCGGCATGTTTCAGACGCTCTCGGCCGTGGCCGACGAAGTTGGCGTCAGCGTGTCGTCAATGTCGTCGATGCTGACCAAGATGCAGCTGACGATGGCTGCTGCAGCAAAGGGAACCAAGTCGGCGCTGTCTGCATTTAGTTCGCTCGGTCTGAACCTTGCAGAACTGCAGGGCATGTCGGCTTCCGAGCAGTTCAACGCCATCTCGGCCGCGATTGTCGCCATCGAAAATCCGGCCCAGCGTACGGCTGCCGCGGTAGCCATCTTTGGCAAGAACGCTGCGGCTGGCATGGGGTTCATCAAAGCCGGTGCCGATGGCGCTCTTGCAGAGATGCAGGCGTTGCGCGAGGTGTTCGGCGTTGACATCACCGAGAGGCAGCGGCAGGGCATTAATCAGATGAATGATGCTCTTGGCCGTCTGTCGATCCCGATGGAAGGCTTCATTAATCAGCTGACAGCAGGGCTGGCAGACGGCATCACGACTGTTGCTCGGCTGATAATGGACTTCTTCAAGCAGAACGCAGACGGATGGAATCTGGCTGGAACGCTTGCAGATGGATTCACCGCGTCGCTGCGGTACGTGTCGGCCGCCGTGACGACGATCTACGGTGGATTTCAACTGCTTTGGGGGCGTCTCGCCACCGGGCAGGCGTTGCTGCAGCAGTACCTAGTGGCCCCGATGTTTCGGTTCTTAGCGGATTGGTCTGGTGCCATCGGAGCCTTCATTAACAAGCTGGAGTCCGGTTTCCGCACGGTCATCGAGTCGCTGACATGGCCAATACAAGAGCTGCTGAAGCTCATGGCCGACGGGCTCGACAAGATTGGGCAGAGCGGCTTGGCCGAGCAGCTGCGTGGCACTGCTCAAAGCATGAGCACGCTGTCGGAGCGTTCGTCTGGTGCTGGCGACGCTATCGCAAACTCTGCCGATTGGGCTCGAGGAATGGCGGACGCTGCGGAGCAGTCCGCCGCAACTCTTGCCGCCCAGGCAGTCACGGCGATGGACGACGGGCTGCGGAGTATCACGAACCCCTTTGAGTCTTTCGACAACACGATGGCTCAAGTACGTGCAGACGCCAAGAAGGCGGCCGAAGAAGTCGAGAACGGGCTCAAGGCTGGCGGCGAAGGCGTTCGGGCGGCCGTCGCCGCGTCGTCCAAGGATCTCAAGGCAGTCGTCGTCGGCACCACGGAAGGCGAGTCGTTCCGGAACCTCCTGGCCCGCGGCGGCGACGCGCGGCTTAGCGGCGACCCTGCAAAGGACACGGCAGAGAACACTGAGCGAGCCGCGGACGGCATTGAGGATCTTGTGGCACTGCAGGAAGCCAACGCCTTCGGCCTGGCGGCCATCAACGTATAGCCATGGCAATCATCGACGTTCGCCGGCTCCGCCGGCTGCAACTCACCGAGGCATCGACCAGCACCGGAGCCAAGACGCTCACGGGAACGGAGGAGCTGCTGGTCGTCAGCGACGACGCGAACACCACCTTCTACGACGTTGCCACCAACAACGGCACCTGGCCAAAGATTGGCGGAGCGATCCCGCAAGTAGGCGACTCCACGACGTTCGCCGGTCAGACGCTAAACGTCACGGCAAGGAAGTTTGCGTATACCGACGAAGAGAATGACCGTCTGATCACACTGACGGTGAGCTACGAGAGCAAAGAAGAGAAGGAAGAGGACGACCAGAACGAGGACGAGCCGTGGCTGAACATCTCTGTTCAGTCCGTCGCGTCCACAATGCCAGCGTCTGGGTGGGCCGATCTGGACGACGTGCCTGATTACGACGACTCAAACGAAGGCACGCCAGCGGTCAACTCAGCGAACGAGGCCGTGGACGGCATCACTGAAGAGGTGTCAATGGTGAAGTTGGTCTACACCAACACGCTCGCCACTGACCCCGACTTCCCGGCCCTTCTGAGTTACGTCAACACCTGCAACAAATCAACCTACCTCGGGTGTTCGGAGTACACGCTCAAGGTCAACGGCTACTCGGCCGAGTACGACCAAAAGAACGGCGTGTGGAGCATCAGCGTCGAGTTCCTGTTTAATCCCAAGACCTGGGTGATTCGGTACTACGACGTTGGGTTTAACTACGACGACGAGGGCGAACGCCGAGCCATCGTCGATAAGGCAGGCAACCCAGTCTCTAAGCCTGTGCCGCTAGACGGCGAAGGCAACCCGCTGCCGATTGGCGATCCGCCCATCGAGCTCAAGCTCTACCCGTACAAGACGGCCGAGCTTTCCAACATGTTCACCAACTGCCGCATCTAGGAGCAGGCCATGGCCAACGAGATTTCCGCATCACTCACGCTGTCAGTGTCCAACGGTGCGTATGAGGACAGGTTCTCCACCGGCAACGTCAAGGCGGACCAGGCGTCGCAGCTCGGTGCGGCTGGCGTTGTGACCGTCGGCACTGCCGTGCAGACGCTCTCAATCTCGCCGGTCACGTCTGCCGGCTTCGCTGCGTTCCGCAACCTGAACACGCAGACCAGCGGCACGCACTACGTGTCTATCGGCACGTACGTGGGCACGAACCTGCACGAGTTCGCCCGGCTCGAGCGAAACGCCGCGGCCGTCGTGCCGCTTGCACCGTCGATCACGATTGGCCTGTCTGCCACCACTAGCACGCAGTACACGCAGGCGGCCCGGCTGCAGTACCTCGTTCTCTCACGCTGATGCCATCCGCCTACGGCTTCTCCGCTGACGACGCCAAGCGTATCGGCCGTGCCGTGCGTGTCGTGGAGCGTCTGCCGCCTGGCAACGAGACCAGCGGGCCACAGTCCCCCGAAGTCAGCCGCGGCGTGCGGCTGCTGATTGGCAAGGTCTCTGGCAGCAACGGCTGGGCTGTCAACTCTTCCGCCGTCGTCACGGTTCATAACGGTAGCCCCGGTAGCGTCGCGTCAGCGGTGACGATTGTTGCCCACAATCAGTTCCTGCGATTCTCGACGGGCACGCAGTGCACGCAGCAGTGGGTGGCGCTCGGGCACAACGGCTATGGATGGTACGCCGTTGCCCGTGAGCCTGACTGCTCTGCGTCCACCTGCTCTATGACGTTCGCTGGCATCGACTTCTCGCTGGCTGCCAACTACCAGGCGTCGAAGATTCAGCTGCTCGGCCACAACTCTGCCGGCACGGCCACCGACAGCACCGTGTGCGTCAGCCTGCGGTGGTACGACATCACCACCTGCTCGACGGCGGCATGACACTTATCGCGTGGAATGGCGGGCCGATCTTTCGCGACGGCGGCGTAGGCATCGAGCAGGCGTGCTGCTGCGGCGAGCCACCGCCTCCGTGTCCGCCGTGCGCGGACTGCGTATGGCCCGACGATCAGCAAGACACCGAGTTTGGCGAAATCACGGAAGGCCCGTGCGCAGGCGCAGCGTTTACTCAACTTCGGGCTGTCTCGAAGACATACTCACAAGTTCCGCCAACGATCTTTGGACTGCCAGTGACTCAATGGGCGGCAGGAGGAGAAGAAAGCTTAAGCGGGTGCAATTGGGTGTTTGTTGTTGACTATTCGGAGCGTTCGTGCTGTTGCCCCATCGAAGCTCAGTTTGGCGGGCTCAAGCTCTACACCACGTCTATCTGGCGGATTCGCGTGCTACGGCTGTCATCTTGCCCCGAAGAAGGAGAGCCAACCGTAATCGACGTAACAAATGACGTGCTGGACTTAGGTGCAAGTGACGTTGAGGGCGAGTTCATTCCTGACCTCGACGCTCAACCTCCGTGCCTGGAGGCGGGCACGTGCGTTGGGGACTATTTGGATTTCTTCCCTGACGAGCTTCCCGTTTGCAACGAGTTCCCGTGATTACCGGCCGACGCGACAAGTTCGAGGCCCGATGCCGCGAGCGTGGCTACACGCTCGACGCAGTGCGTGCGTGCATCGTGGCCGAGGACGGTGACACGATAACGGTGGACGAGATGCACAAGGACTACCCGCGAGCCAAGCCCGGCCTGGGCGACATGGTGGCCGCCGGGCTCTCGGCCATCGGCAT